GTAGAAGAAAAAATGTATTCAATAAATTACAAGTGGCATTTTATATCCGAAGAAGATAGAGACTTCTATCAAGGATGTAGACACGCTCTTGACAACGGACTTAAGTGGTGAGCGGAGTATATAACCAAACATATTTCAATAACAGACCTAAAGAAAAAGAAAGAGAGGGTGTGTTATATGGAGTCATCTTAGTTAACCAACGTACGTTTGAACGTGAATGTATCAAGGTTGGAATCGCTAGTGGCAAAGACTGGCGGCATGTTGTCAAAAGAAGTCGTGGTTTTAAAGGATATGATTTACGTATCCAGCGAACTTATCACGACACCATTTATCGGTGCTGGCAAATCGAGCAGGCACTTCATGAGGAGTTTAAAGACGATAGTTATTCCCCGTCCCAAAAATTTGGTGGGCATACAGAGTGCTTTAAAATTTCCTCTCTTATTTTATCCCAGTTCCCGAAAAATAATTCTTGACAAATGGTTCGCCGTTTGTTATAATATTATCATATTTTAGAGAAAGAGAATAAATGACAGAAATAATACCACCGACAAATTGCCCCGCTTGTAACAGCGTTCTCGAATTTGTAGGTGATCAGTTATTCTGTCAAAACTCCTCTTGCTCTGCAAAATCTGCAAAGCGTCTTGAACACTTTGCAAAAACCTTAAAAATCAGAGGACTCGGTCCCTCAACTATTGAGAGACTTGGTCTTAATGATTATGAAGATATTTATTCGTTAACCCAAGAAGAAATATCTTTTCTGTTGGATTCAGAGAAACTAGGTACGAAACTACACAATGAGATACAGAAATCAAAGAGTGTCGACCTTACAACTCTCCTTCCAGCTTTTTCGATACCGCTGATTGGCTCAAGTGCATCCAATAAATTAGCGAAACACATCTCATCTATAAATGAGATAACCCCAGAGATATGTAGCGAGGCAGGTCTGGGTCCGAAAGCGGCGTCGAATCTTCTTGATTGGTTAGAAAACTTCTATATCTATCAACAATACTATAACCTACCCTTTACTTTTACTTGCGAAAAACGAGCAGAGGTCACTAACACTGACACTAAGGGAACAGTTTGCATTACAGGAAAGTTAAAAAGCTATCCAACTAAAGCCGCCGCACAACAAGTATTAATAAAGAACGGCTACCTAGTAAAGGATAATCTCACAAAAGATGTAACTATCTTAGTTAATGAGAGTGGTATAGCAAGTGCGAAAACCAAGAAGGCAGAAGAAATGGGTATAACAATAAACCAAAACTTAAAAGAACTTATTTAGGAAAATTAAATCATGGCATTACCAAAATGGACAGACGAAAGGACTCAATCTCTAGTAGATTTCGTAGGAAGCGAGAGCCCAATATCCCAAGGAACAGTTGCAAATGCAGCCGAGCACTTGGAAACATCAACCCGTTCAGTCTCAAGCAAATTGAGAAAGATGGGTTTTGACGTTGAACTAGCTTCAGCATCAGCAAGCAAGTCTTTTTCAGACGAGCAAGAAGCAACTTTACAAGCATTTGTTACAGACAACTCAGGTTCTTACACATATGCTGAAATTGCAAGCAACTTTGAAGGTGGACACTTCTCAGCTAAATCAATCCAAGGAAAAATTCTTTCTATGGAATTAACAGAGCATGTTAAACCTGCTCCTAAAGTTGAGACAGTTAGAACTTATACTCCTGAAGAAGAAGGCACATTTGTAGAGATGGTTAACGGTGGATCTTTCGTAGAAGAAATCGCTGACGCTCTTGGCAAATCTGTTAATTCAATCAGAGGTAAAGCTCTTTCACTTCTAAGAAGTGGCGAAATTAACGCTATTCCAAAGCAAAAAGAAACTAAAGGATCAAGCAAAGCTGACGTACTTGCTGATATCGATATTACTGACATGACTGTAGAGTCAATTGCAGATCAAATCGGTAAAACAGTAAGAGGCGTGAAAACTATGTTAACAAGACGTGGTTTACAGTGTGCTGATTACAACGGTGCAGCTAAAAAAGATATCGGTTAATTACTGAATCTTTAAGATTAGTTACGGCAGGGGTTCGCCCCTGCCCATTTTTTTATACTTTTGAGAGAGTTATATAGTGAATATTGCATCAGCGTTACTGAAACAGATTATAGTTCAGAAAGATTTAGACACATGGTCTAAGTTAAAAGAACATTACCTTCCTGGTGAATATCAGTCAATATTCCGCATCCTTGATAAACACATAGATAATTATCAAGACCTCCCCCAATTTGAAGATCTCCGATATGAAGTGCGAGATCGACAACTTTCCGAAAAAATATTCGCAATCGAATCAGTTGAAGTCGAAGTAGACGCATGGCTTTTACTTGATTATCTCAAAAATGAATATGCACAAGTAGAAATTCTAGATGAACTTGATACTTACATTGACAACACAGTTGCGATGGCTAGTGCAGAAGAAAACATAGAGCAACTCCAAGAAATAGTATTAAGGGTAAGTGACAAGGTAGATGTCAAGCCACCCGAAGAAAGTATGCAAAGCATATCTTTATTCGAGGATGACAAAGAACTATCGAGGTATTTACCCTTAGGACTTAATAGTGAGTATGACTCGCAAATTCAGTTCTCCCCCAAAGATTTAGTGCTAGTTGGCGGGCGACGAGGAGCAGGTAAATCAGTTACCTGTTGTAACTTAGCAGCAAACGTTTACGATTCAGGTCGTAGTGCGCTCTACTTTACTATAGAAATGGACAGCAGATCAATCCTTCAAAGGATATGTTCTGTTTCAACAAAAATACCATTAAAAAGACTACGCAGTAAAATGCTATCCGCTGAAGAGTGGAATCTAGTAGGCGGCTGGTGGGCAGGTAGATTTGACGGTGGGCATGATTTATTGCCAGAGTTTGTGAAAACACATGACTTTGACACATTTCATAAAAACCTAACAAAACTACCTCTCCACAAAGAAAAGCAATTGGATGTCATTTATGATCCAGCTTTAACTCTCTCAAAAATACAGTCAGAGCTAGACAAAAAAGTCAACCAACTTGATGTTGGTGTGGTTATTGTTGATTATCTTAACCAAGTCAAACGCCACAATGCGCCAAGTCGTTCAGGTCAATATGATTGGACAGAACAGATTGAAGTCAGTAAGAAAATGAAATTATACGCTCAAGAATATGAAACTCTATTCTTTGCCCCATATCAAACAGATGCTAGTGGAGAGGCTAGATTTGCAAAAGGTATACTTGATGCGGCAGACGCTGCTTATGCTTTGGAAACTTGGGATCAGCAAGATGAGTGTATGACTTTTAATTGTGTAAAAATGAGAAGTAACAGAATGGAAAGCTTCACAAGTGCAGTAGACTGGGAAACCTTGAAGATTGGTCCGCAGTCGGCACTTAACCCCAAAGAAAAAGAAAATATAGAAAACAGTATGAAAACAGGAGAAGATGTAGATGACATTTAGATGGCAACCATGGGTTTTAAGCCTATACATATATGGGGCATTTGATCCCTTAATTTTAACGATCGCTGCATTAGTAAACAGATTATGATTTTATATACAGAAGCACAATTAATGATAGCATATACTAGATATGTGCGAAAACTAGGAGAGTCAAGAATTAAAGTGGCGACTCCTACAATAGAGGAGTTTCGTAATATTTACGAAACAGAGTTAGAAGAACAACTATGGGATCAGTTAGATGACTAAAACAGAGAAAGCCGCATTACAAGAATCTGTACTACAGGTAGGCGCTGCTCTTGTTATTAACTTTCCATTACAAACATTCCTACTATGGTTATTCATAGAAAGATGGGGATGGACAAGTGCATTTTTGATATCACTAACAACTACTTTTATATTTACAGTAGTTGCATTGATACGAACATACATGATTCGTATGGAAATTGAGAAGAGACGCAGACATGGCTTATGGAGAAAAGTAAGGAATGGCGGCAGATAGAATCAGTAAGGAAACGGCAGAGTTAGTAGCTCTGCCTCCCTACACATGGGAAACACGATCAGTTAAATTTCTATTGAATCAGAAAAAGATTTATCAGAATATAGAACGAGTACCCATAAACGAACCACTATATAATAGTATAGTAGAACATGGCATAAAATCTCCAATATTATGTATGCCAAACTATTATCCAATCGCAGGGAGCCAAAGAATGAGAGTGATGTGGGAGATAGTAAGAAAACACCATGATGGATGGATGTTTAAAACAATGAGTATTAAAGTATGCCGTTTTGATAAAGAATGGTGGAATATGTTTTACTTGTGGGGAGATAAAAAAGAACGAGATCGAATTATTGCAATTTGGTTTCAAATGGTAGAACTTTCTTGGAAAAGTAAGTACTACGAGTACGACACAGATCCAAGTGGTAAAGCTATGACAGACTTTGAAGAACTTGGAGATCAATTAAAAGGATGGAAACACAAACAATGATAAAATTATTAACAGCAATATTTGGACTAGGGGTAGTATCGTCAGTTCTATTTGGATTTGACTTCTTAGTACCAATACTATATAAACTTAATGGCATGTGGGGATTCTTATTACTTCTAATATGGATAACTCTATTACAACTAGAAGATAAAAGATGAAAGTATTTTTAGAACACTTTTTCTATGCATTGACTATGTTTATAGTATTACTTATACCAATTATTGGTATAGTATTAATGTTGGATGCAGTAGCTAAATGACAGTAGAAGAACTACTACAAGAACGAAAGATACAATACAAGTTGTCTCCAGCAGACTGTATTGTAGCATGCTTAAATCCTGAGCATGACGACAGCAATCCTAGTATGAGGATTGATAGA